AGGTGATTCTTTCACTTTTTCTGCAACAAACAAAGGCGATGCTTTAGTTTTTGCAAGTGCAAGCGATGGAACAAATCCTAATATTGTAACTATCGACACAGGTATTAAATCAGTTGTTGAAGATACTTCACCTCAATTAGGTGGTAACTTAGATGTTAATGGAAACAACATAGTTTCAGTTTCAGATGGAAACATAAACATTGCACCAAACGGAACAGGTGTTGCTCAAGTAAGTGGATCTGCAATTAAAGTTGCAGGTAAAGAAACTATTTGGGTGCCAGCAATTGCTATGTATCCGAATACAACAAACCCTGCAGAAGCAGCTCAAGTTGAGTTAACAGCAGGTCAACCAGAATTAAAAGTTTTAGACTTTGATGCATCGACAGATGAGTTTGCTCAGTTTGCAGTATCTTTTCCAAAATCTTGGAATGAAGGAACTGTAACTTATCAAGCATACTTTACATCAGCAGGAACAAACACAGGTAACTGTATATGGACATTGGCTGGCGTAGCTATTTCAGATGATGATGCAATCGACGCAGCTTTTGGAACTGCAGTATCAGTTACTAAAGCACACAGTGGTACAGCAAACGATTTAGACGTAAGTTCAGAAAGCTCAGCAATTACTATTGCAGGTACGCCTGCAGCTGGTGATGAAGTATTCTTTCAAATTTCAAGAGATGCAAATAATGGTAGTGATACACTAACAGGTGATGCAAGACTTTTAGGAATAAGATTCTTTTTCACTACTGATGCGGCTAACGACGCGTAAGGAAGATAAATGGCAGGATTTGGATATACAATTCTAGGTTTCGGTTCTGGAGCAGGAGGAGCAGCACCACAAACTTTTGATTATCAATTCATAGCAGGTGGAGGATCAGGAAATAGAAATCAACACGGCGGAGGCGGCGGAGGCGGCGGTTTCCGAACATCTCATCCAGGTGGAACTAAATTAGAATTAACAGGTGGTGAAACTTACACAGTGACAGTTGGAGCTGGTGGAGATGGTGGTCCAGCTAACAATGCTGGAACAGATAGTGAAATTTATATAAGTGCACCAACAGTAGATTTTGAATCAACTGGTGGAGGAACTGGTGGACCAGTGACTTCTCCTTCAGATACTGATGGAGGATCTGGCGGTGGAAGTTATTATCAAGCCGCAGGAAATGGAAACACTCCACCCTTTTCACCACCTCAAGGAAATCCAGGTGGAGATAATCCTGGTCCAGGCCACACAGCGGGCGGTGGCGGAGGAGCTGGAGCAGCTGGAGCCAATCCAGGAAACGGCGGAGCAGGCGCTACAGTTAATATTACAGGATCACCTTTTCTAGCAGCTGGTGGCGGCGGAGGAGGATTCTTTTCAACAAACCCTCCTGGCGGTGGTGCCGCAGGACCTGGCGGCGGTGGAGCTGGATTTCAATCTGGAGGAAATGGGACAGATGGCCTTGGAGGAGGCGGCGGTGGTTCTGGAAATAACATAGGAGCAAGTGGAAGTGGTGGAAACGGAAAAATTTATTTTAGATACCCTAACGCTGATACTGACCCAGTAATAGCACCAGGATCTAACACTATTACAGATGTTGGAAGTGATAGATTAATTACTTTTAATGTTTCTGGAACAATGACAATAGGTGGATAATGGCTAAAAAATACGCAAAAATAAATTCACTTAATGAAGTTGTAAAAATTTATGTTGTCGATGACAGCGAAACACAATCTAGTGTAGAAGCTTTATTCGGTGATACTAACACACACATTTATAGAGAAACAAGTAAAACTATTAGAGAAAGACCTGCTTCCATAGGTGGAACTTATGATGCTGTTAATGATGTTTTTATTAACGTAAAACCTTATGCTTCTTGGACTCTAAATGCATCTAGAGAGTGGGAGGCACCTGTAACTCAGCCAACAGATTCTCAAAGAGGAGACAGATCTTTACTCTGGGACGAAGCTAATCAGAAATGGGTGGGCACAGAAATAGTAGATGATGCTCCTTCTCAATCTGATTGGAATCCTTCAACATCAAGTTGGGAATAAAATACTCGTTGTAAATTTTATATTTTTTGTTACAAGAAAGAAGAATTTATGAATTTAAAATGGTCTTTTTGGATTTTTGAAAATGCTATCTCCAAAACTTTTTGTGATGAAATAGTTAATTTTGGACTTAATCAAAATAAAAAAACAGCGTTTGTAGGTGAACAAGAACCTAAATCAAAAAAAGAATATAAAGATTTATCTAAAATTAGAAAATCAAATATTGCTTGGTTAAGTGAACCCTGGATATATAATGAAATAAACCCTATTATAAAAGCCGCAAATAAAAATGCAGAGTGGAATTTTGAGTGGAGCTGGAATGAAGCATGTCAATTTACAATATATAACAAAGATCAATTTTATGACTGGCACCAAGATAGTTTTCCAAATCCTTATTCACATGATCACAAAAATTTAAATTTAAGAGGTAAAACAAGAAAGCTTTCTATGACACTACAACTTTCTGATTCAAAAGAATATAAAGGTGGTGAGCTTGAATTTAGTTTGGTAACACAAAGAAACAAGCAGTATGTGGAAACAGTTAAAAACACTAAAAAAGGAACTTTAATTGTTTTTCCAAGTTTTATCTGGCATAGAGTCAGACCTGTAAAAAAAGGAACAAGATATTCTTTGGTTAATTGGTCATGTGGAGCACCATGGGTATAAAAAATATTATAATTGTTGGTGGTGGATCTGCTGGCTGGATGGCAGCTTCAACCTTAATAAAAGCTTTTCCAAATAAAAAAATTACAGTTATAGAATCACCTAGTGTTCCAATCATTGGTGTTGGTGAAAGCACTTTAAATCAAATGAAGTATTGGACAAATTTTTTAGGTATCGAAGATAAAAAGTTTATGCCGGCCTGTGATGCTACTTATAAATTAGGTATTATGTTTACTGACTTTTACAAAAAAGGAAGTAAATTTTGTTATCCTTTTGGTAGACCTAATTTAAGAGGGACCTCAAATGGATTGAATGATTGGTGGTTTATAAAATCTGTTCTTCCTAAAACAGATAATTATAACTACGCAGAAGCTTTCTATCCTCAAATGGCAATGATAAATCAAAATAGATTTTTTGATGATGAAAAAAACGAGTTATCTTTTAACAAAGAAAAAGATGTTGCTTATCATTTTAACGCAGTTAAATTTGGTAAATGGTTGAGAGATAATTACGCAATACCTAAAGGTGTTAAATATATTAAAGAACATATAAAATCTATTGAGATAAATGAACAAGGTATAAAAAGTTTAAATAATAAATACAAAGCAGATTTATTTGTAGATTGTACTGGATTTAAATCTTTTTTACTTGGAGAAAATTTAAAAGAACCTTTTGAGTCTTATAAAGATTTGTTGCCTAATGACTCTGCTTGGGCTGTTCAAAAACCATTTGAAGATAAAAACAAAGAACTTGTTACATATACAAATTGCACTGCCATAGAAAATGGATGGGTTTGGAATGTTCCTCTATGGTCTAGAATAGGAACAGGATATGTTTACTCTAGTGATTTTGTTAGTGATGAAGATGCTCTTAAACAGTTTCAAAAACATTTAGGAACTAAAGAATTAGAATTTAGAAATATAAAATCAAAAGTTGGTATACACAAAAGGTTGTGGGTTAAAAATGTAGTAGCAATAGGCTTGTCTGCAGGTTTTATTGAGCCTTTGGAAGGTAATGGTTTATTTTCTGTTCATGAATTTTTAAGAGTGTTAATTCGAAATTTAAAAAGAGACAAATTTTCACAATGGGATAGAGATAATTTTACGTATGAATGTAAGTCAATATTTAAAGATTTTGCTGAATTTGTTGCACTTCATTATGCTTTATCTCATAGAAACGATACTCCTTATTGGAAAGCTAATTTTAATAAAAATTGGGAAGAAAAATTAATTAATTTAAAACCAAGTAATCTTCAAGGTCTTCTTTGGTCAGTTAACAATAGACTAAATTGGTCTTATCCAGATAATGGTGGTCTGCATTGTATAGCAGCAGGTATGAATTGGGCACCTACTGATATGGACGAAATGGCTTATAGAAACTTTGTTAATATAAAAGAAACCATTAAACATCAAAAAGAATCTTCAAAGATTTTAAAAGGTAGGATTAAAATATGGAATGATTTAGTTAAGACAAAACCAATATATTTTGATTATTTAAAAAATGATATCTATAAAAAATGAAAAAAAGTTACGGCATAATTAAAAAAGCAATATCAAAAGAATTAGCAGATTTTTTAAAAGAGTATTTATTATTAAAATCTGAAGTCTATTATTATTACTTAAAGAACGGAGTTATTTCTCCTTTTAATATGTTGCATGGAAGAGGAGGTGATAATCAAGTTCCTAATTCATATAATACATATGGAGACATAGCCATGGATAATTTACTAGTCCAGCTAAAACCTAAAGTAGAAAAAATAATAGGAAGAAAACTAATAGAGACATATTCTTACTCACGTGTTTATGTAACTGGAGCAAATTTAAAAAGGCATAAAGATAGATATAGTTGTGAACTATCGACTACATTAAATTTAGGTGGTGACCCTTGGCCTATATTTGTAGATCCTAAAAATATTAAATTACATCAAGAAGGTCAAAAATATATTTCTCCTAATAACAAAGGATTACAAATAAATTTAGATCCTGGAGACATGATGGTTTATGAAGGCTGTAAAGTAGAACATTGGAGAGAACCTTTTAAAGGTAAGTTATGTATGCAGACTTTTTTACATTATAATTATAATACTAAAGAAAATGTTGTTCGTAAATGGGATAGTCGAAAACAATTAGGAACAGTGGGTATATATTAATGCATATAATTAAAGATGATTTTTTAAATAAGGAAGAAAAAAAATATTTAGATGAAATTGTTTTGAGTGATAAATTTAATTGGTTTTGGTCAGATAATCAAGTAGGAGATGACAAAAAACCTTTTTTCTATCATATGTTATTACTTAGACCTGAAGAATCAAAAAAAGGAATAAGTCAACCTTGGTCTAGTCATTTTCCTTTTTTTAAAAATATTTTAGCTAGATTTTGTCATGCTCATCACATACCTTTAAATAATATTTACAGAGGCACAATTAATTTAACTTTTCCTATTGGAGTTAAAAAAGTAAAAAAACATGTTGATCATGATTTTCCTCACAACCAAGTTATTATTTATCTTAATGATGCTGATGGAAATACAGACATATATGATAAGAATGGAAAGTTAGAATTATCTGTATCTCCAAAAAAATACAGAATATTATTCTTTACAAGTAGATTACACGGTGTTAATTTACCTGTAAAAAGTAAAAGAAGAGTTATAGCAGTATTTACTTTTATATAAATTATGAAAGAACATAAATTACCTTTTAATAGTTTTGTTCAAGGATATTATATTCCAAAAAATATCTGTGATGATTTAATTAAGTTATTTAATAGATATAAAGAGTATGCAAAACTAGGAAAAGTTGGCCTTGAGCAATTAGATTTAGATAGAAAGAAAAGTTTAGATTTATATATAAATTCAACAGACACTTCTTTGTTAGACTACAATAAACATCTTTCAAAAGCTTGTAGTCTTTATGGAAAAAAATATGAATTTGAGTCTCTTGGTTTTGGTCACTATAATAACACTTTAGAAAGTTGTAATATTCAATACTATAAACCAGGTGATGGCTTTTATAAATATCATGCAGAAAGAATAAATGCTGCTACAACAAAAAGGTGTCTTGTTTACATGACTTATCTAAATGATGTTTTAGATGGAGGAACTGAATTTAAATTTCAAAAATTAAAAGTTCCAGCGATAAAAGGTCTAACATTAATATGGCCTTCCGATTTTACCCATACTCATAGAGGAATTATTTCTAAAACAAAAGATAAATATATTATTACTGGTTGGATGAATTATGTCTAAATTTTTTAAATATAATAATTTTTTATCTAAAAATTTATATGACAAAATATACAAAATAAGTAAAAATATTAAATGGGAAATTAGTCCTAAATTAGATGGAAAATATTCTAATCATTTAACTTATCAAATTATTGATTCTAGTTTAAAAAAATCAAGATTAAAACAACCTTATAAAGAATTAGTAGACTACGTATCTAAAAGATTAAAAGTTAAAGTTTTTCCACACAACATGTATTTTAATATTTCTCAACATGGAAATGAGTGTGCAATTCATAAAGATAGGAATACACAAAATTCCAATATAACTTTTATATTATATTTAACAGAAGAATGGAAAGCAGATTGGCATGGAGAAACTATGTTATATAATGAAGAAGAGACAGAGGTATTATTTTCATCTCTGCCTTATTCTAATACTGCTTTAATATTTGATTCTGGATTAAAACATGGTATTAGTCCTATCAGTAAATTTTGTTTACAAGATAGAGTTGTATTAGTATTACAGTTAAATATATTATGACAGAAAAAGAATTAAAAGAAAAATATTTTGAAATAGAAAAAAAATACATTGATGAAAAAGCTATTAAACTTTCCGAAATAGCTATGAATAAAAAACTTAGAGAACAAATAGAAGTTTTAAGAATAAAGAATAATGCTCTTGCAAAGATTAATGAAGAATGGTCTAGGAAGTATGCAAAAACAAAAATTTTACTAGAAGAAGCAATAACAAATAAGTTGTGAGCATTGTAGAAAGATTTTCTAAAAATTTAGACAATATCGAATATCCCTCTAAAAAAACATCTTGGAATATTTCAGGCATTTTAAAAAAAAGAAACAGCTTTCATAAATTTGATGTTCGAGATATGCATCAAAACACTGACGGCCTGCTAACAAAAAAAGGTAGCTTTAAAACAGAAGCTGATAAAATTGTGTTTGAAACTAATAAAGACTGGATAATTTTTGACATTGAAGAAATACACAAGTATATAAAGGTCAAAAACACCAAGACTTTACTTTTAAATGATTTGATATCAGAACTAGAATGGACTATATTTTTGGCCAAAAATTAGTATAATGATATATTATGGCATTACAAAAAGTACAGTTCTTACCAGGTTTTAATAAACAGATTACAGACACTCAAGCAGAAGGCCAATGGGTTGATGGTGATAATGTAAGATTTAGATACGGCACACCAGAAAAAATAGGTGGTTGGCAGCAACTAGGTAATAATAAGTTAACAGGTGCAGCGAGAGCTATGCACCACATCGTAAATAGAAACGGTCAAAAGTTTTCAATCATAGGTACAAACAGAATTTTATATGCCTACTCAGGAGGTGTATTCTACGACATACATCCTATTAGAGCTACAACGTCGCTTACTAATGCTTTCACTACAACCAATGGATCAGCTGTAGTTACAATAACCTTTTCTTCTGGTCATGGTTTATTTCCTGGAGACATAATCTTATTAGATAATTTTACTACAATTACAAACTCGAATTTCACAGCTTCAGATTTTGATGATAAAAAATTTATGGTGACATCTACACCAACTAACTTAACAGTAACAATTGCCATGCCGTCCGCAGAGACAGGATCAGGTGCTACGTTATCTGGTGGCATTAGAGTTCAATCTTATTATAACGTTGGACCGGCAGAACAGTT